GATGATTTAGCAAATATGAATATACAATCACAATTTTCAAGGCAAAGTATAAAACAATTAGCAAGAGACTTCGATATTACTAACGATGAAGCTCTTAAATTAGCGGAAACTATTAAAACATTTGGAGCAGAAAGAGGTCTAGGTTTATTAAGAGCTTTTGGATCAATAGAAACCTTTAAAGTCTTGGCTGGTTTGCAAGATACTGGTTCGGTTTTAGGCAAAATTGAACAATTACAAGGTGAAATTAGTGAAGAAAAGAGAAGAGAACTTTTACAGACATTGGCAACTAAAGGTCCACTTGAAGCACAACTGGCATTAGAAGATGCAATATTAGAAAAGTCACGAAAAAGAAATAGAGAAGCAGATAAACGAGAAAAGAAAAGAAAAGAATTTGAAAGAGCAGCCAAGGGTGGTCTTGGCTTAGAGTCTATTATTGCTGCCAATAAAGCAAAAGAACAAACTAGATTTGAAGGTATTGCTACTGCTGCTGTCTTTAGAGATGATAATCAAGTACAAAGAGAGTTTTTAGAAAATACAAAATTAGTAAATGAACAGCTAAGATTTTTAGCTGAATTTAGAGCACCTGCTGATGAATTAAAAGAAATGTTAAATCCAATGCGTCAGATTTTAGATTTAAGCGTTGCTATAAGAGATGGCTTCCAAGAATCATTCAGTGGAATTATTAAAGGAACAATGACTGTTGGCGAAGCGTTTAGAAACATGTTAAATCGTATCGCAGATCATTTTCTTGATACTGCTGCAAGAATGGCTGCTACACAAATACAAAAAGGATTTTTAGGTCTTTTTAGTAATATGTTTAATTTTGGAATTACTAGTAAAGCAAATCAATTTTTAGGTGGAGTTGCAAATCCTTTTGGAGGTGGTGGTTCTAGTGGTATATCTTTTGGCTCTGCAAATTTAGGACTTTCAAACTTTGCTAATGGTGGCAGACCACCCGTAGGCAAAGCTTCAATAGTAGGAGAACGTGGACCAGAGTTATTTGTACCTGATAGGACAGGAACTATCATTCCAAATAATCAGTTAGGTGGAATGGGTGGTTCTACAAGTATTGTCATAAACGTGGATGCTTCTGGTTCGTCTGTTGAAGGTGATGAAGAACAGGCAAATGCTTTTGGCTCTGCTATAGCTACTGCTATACAATCTGAATTAATTAAACAAAAACGTCCTGGAGGTTTACTTGCATAATGGCTACCTTTCCCTCGATTACCCCAACCTACGGAGTTCAGAAAAGATCAAAACCTAATACTAAAACAGTAAAACTTGGTGATGGTTATGAACATAGATTACTCTTTGGCCTAAATCAAAACCCTAAAATATTTAATTTAACTTTTGAGGTATCAGAGACAGATGCAGATACGATTGAAACTTTTTTAGATGCCAGAGCAGTTGATAGTGCCAGCTTTACCTTTACACCACCTGGAGAATCTAGTTCTTCTCAATTTGTCTGCGAATCATGGAATAAATCAATACCATATCTAAATCGTGCAAGAGTGCAGGTAACATTTAGAGAAGTATTTGAACCATAATGCCAATACCAGTATCAGAACTACAGAAAATTAATCCAAGTTCTATTATTGAACTTTTTACCTTGACCTTAGATAGTACATTGCATGGATCTACAGATGTGCAGAGGTTTCATGCAGGTACAAATAAATTAGATAATACAGACATCATTTGGCAAGGTAATACATATCAAAAGTTTCCTTGTCAGGCAGAAGGGTTTGAATTTGATGGAGCGTCTAAATCTATCCCTCGTCCTACCTTTACAATAAGTAACATTTTAGGAACTATCACTGCCTTGTTTGCCACTGTTAATGCTGTCACTGCCAATAATGATCTTAATGGTGCAAAATTTACAAGGATTAGAACATTGGCAAGGTATTTAGATGCTGCAAATTTTACAGGCGGTACAAATCCATTCGGAACTCCTGATACAACACAAGAACTACCACAAGAAATTTATTTTATAGATAGAAAAGTAGTTGAGAACAGAGAAGTAGTACAGTTTGAATTAGCATCTGAACTTGATTTGATTAATCTACAACTTCCTAAAAGAGTAGTTACAAGAGATCTGTTTCCTGGTGTTGGTACGTTTATTAATCAATGACATGGCAAGAAGATGCTCTTGTTCATGCAAAACAGGAAGCACCTAGAGAATCATGTGGACTTCTTGTTAATTATTTGAATAAAGATAAGTATATTCCCTGTAAGAACTTAGCTTTACATAATGATTTGCAGTTCTTGTTAGACCCTTTGGATTGGGCTGAGACGGAGGATAGATATGGAAGAATCCATGCTGTAATACATTCTCATCCGATTGGTACAGAGCATCCCAGTGAAGCAGATGTTATAAGTTGTAAACGATCCAATAGAACTTGGTATATTATTGGACTAAAGACAAAAAGATGGTTTA